ATCTGGCTTTCGTCACTGAATCAACAGTTTACAGCAACATGATGAAAACTTTAGTTGACTCTGGTTCCGGCCAGTTTTTACTTGGGGAAAATGAGAAGTTGCTTAATCGCCTGTGCGTCGAGTCTAACCAGATTACCGAAGGGCAGATGTTTTTTGGCAACTGGGCCGATCTGTTGGTGGGCACATGGGGGTCGATGGATATTATGATTGACCCGTACACAGGGGCCACCGCTGGGAACACTCGCGTTCTGGTTTTTCATTCGTGTGACATTGCTGTACGTCACGCTGAGAGCTTCACGCTGGGTCAGTAATCTGACCTTGCAGTGCTTTTAAATTACTTTGGAGTTTGAACCATGTTGCAAAAGAAAGATTTTGGAAACGACTCAGTTAGCTCTTTGCTAATTGCCTCAGTGCGAACCGCTGATGTTAACAGCACCGGCATTGACCTGAAAGAGCATGATGGTGTGCTGTTTATTGTCAGCCTTGGCAACTCTGCTGATACGCTTTCTGGCTCAGTCTATATCGAGCTTGAAGTGGAGACTTCGGATGATAACAGCGCCTGGGTTGATGCGGCTGACGCCGACTTGTCTGCTTCTGTGACTGGCACCAATACTGGCACCTTCGCCAAGATTGATGCTCCAGGAGAAGACTCCACGGTGTTCACGGTTGCCTATCTGGGCCGCGAACGTTATGCGAGAGTCGTGGTGAATGTTACTGGTACACATAGCACTGGCACGCCGGTAGCTGTCTGCGCTATCAGAACCCGCGCCAAGTACTAAACCCAAGCGATGCAATAAGGAAGTGGGGGGGGGTATAACCCCCTGCTTTTTTGGAGATAATATGCGAGTGCAAGCGAACGTGAATTTTATGCTGGACGGAAAGCCTGTCACCCCTGGGGAAAAGTTTGAAATCGGAAAATCTACTTACGACATTCTGCGCAATATGACCAAGCGCAAAATGGCCTACGTCACGAAAATCGAACAGGTGGAAGTGATTGCGGAAGCGCAAAAAGTTAGGCAAAAGAGCAAGGCGAAAAAAGAAAAAGCAGTTTTTTCCCCAACCGAAAATTCAGTAGGCGAATAGACCATGTTACAAGTGGTCACGATCACCGAGCCAACTACCGAGCCAGTGACTACTGTAGAAGCCAAGTTGCATCTGAGAGTCACCTGGGCATCTGATGATGATTATATTGCCGCACTGGTAGCTTCTGCGAGAAGGCTTGTGCAATCTCGTACGGGAATGCGGTTATTCACTCAAACCATTGAAATTAGGGCCGACCGCTGGGCTGACTTTGATACCAGCGGCAAAAGCATTCTGTCTTTACGGACTTCGCCTATTCAGTCGGTCACGAGTGTAAAATATTACAATACCGATGATATCGATACCACCTACCCAGATACCAGTTATTGGGAAGACCTTACCGGCGTACCCGCCAGAATACAGATTAAAAATACCGCTGATTTGCCGAGCCTAAACTCTCGCATTGGCAATGTGCGGATTCGAGCTGTTGCCGGATGGGCGACTGTTGGCGAGATTCCTGAGCCGTTCAAAACTGCGATTAAACTCCTGGTAGGGCATTGGTATTCAACTCGCGAAGAATCTAGCGAGGCGACTCTGAGTTCGATACCTGAAGGGGTGAGCAATCTGCTGATGAGTGTGTCAGAAAATCACCACTATGATACTGGGTCAATGTAAATGGCCGGCAAGCGGCTTAGGGCCGGCAAATTGCGCAACCTGATTGCGGTCCACTCAAATGCTGATACTCGCGATACTTATGGCGGCGTGGTCAGCGGGTGGAGTGAGTTAACGACCTTATACGCTAAAATCGAAGCGGGGGGCGGGTCGGAATCGGTTTCCGGCGATCAAGTGAGCGCGAGTGCTGCTTTTAAATTTGTTTGCCGGTTCAACCCTGACGTTGTTACCATTACGCCACAAATGCGGGTAATTTATGATTCAAGAACTTTCGACATCGTGGCTGTCGAGAACGTGGCAGAATTAGATGTAGGCTTAACAATATCTTGCGTCGAGCTATCATTATGATCGAGTTTAAGTTTCAAGGCGGCAAAGAGCTACAGCTAAAGTTGGATAAAATCGGGTTGGACATGGAATTAAAGACCGGCAAGAAGGCGGTTCGAGCCGCGGCGACCATGTATGCTCGCGACGTTAAAAAGCGAATACCGGTCAGTAATGACGGAAACGGCACAGTTCTAAAGAATTCTATCGGGGTTGCGGCAGGCAAGCGGAAGAACAAAACCGGTACAATTATCGCGATGGCAGGGATTAAGGGCAGCGGCCCAGGTCAGGATGCTAGGCGGTATGCTCACATTTTCGAGTTCGGAGCTAATAAAATAGATTACAAGGGGGCCGATGTTTTTCGGTCTACGTTCCAGGACAATGCGCAAAGGTATGTCGACAAAATGATGCTGATGATCGCCAAGGCGTTGAAGTAATGGCCGAGCCTGAGAGCGCAATTAAGGGGTTGCTGGAGGCTTATTCTGACAATCTATCCAGCGCTACCGCTGTTTGGGCAAAAGTCGCCCCGCAGGATGCAGTGAAGCCCTATGCGGTGTTTGAGGTCGATGATGTGCTGCTGACTGAAGTAATGGGCGGTAGCGTCAACCCTGCTGCTTGTTTCTTCACAGTTTCAATATATGCCGATGAATTCCTGAAAATAGTGCAGAATTCAGCAACGATGCTGGCCGGCATGTCGAGATATGCAGGCACAATCGGCGGGGTCGTAGTTCAGTCAGTGTTTTTTGAGGGCCGAAATGATGATTTTGATGATGGCGACAGAGAATATGTGCGCGAGCTAAATTTTAAAATGTTCTACGAGGAATAACTTATGGCTGCTTTCGTGATTAAAGGGCGCCCAGTCTGGCTCGGTGCTATCGATATGAGTGCTTCTGCTCACGCGGTCGCTATTGATTACGGCGCTGAACCGGCAGATAACACTACGCTGAACAGCACCACAAGAAAATCGATTGGTGGGCTGAAAACGTTTGGCTTTAGCATGGATGCCTTTGTTGAGCCTGCGATAGTCGATGGCTTGCTGACCGGATATGTCGGCAGTGAGGTGCCTCTGACTTTCGCGACCGTTACCGGTGCAGGTCAAGAAGACGCCTATCTAATTAATGCTAGGCAGTTGGCTCACTCACCTTTTTCTGGCGCGATCGGTGATATTGCTAAGACCAATATTAGCGGCAATGCTTCCGGCGATCTGGTGAGAGGAATTCTTGAGGTCAATACCGCGACCGCCACTACCGGCAATAGCGCAGGGGTTGAGTTGGGGGCTATTTCGGCGACTCAATCGTTGCATATAAACTTGCATGTGACCGTTGCGGCTGGGACAACTTTGGATGTTATCGTGCAATCTGATACGGAAGACACGTTCGCCAGCGCGATTACTGTGGCGACATTTACTCAAGTGACCGGCATCACGAGTCAGCATATTGAGGTAGTAGGAGCAAATACAGACAGATTTTTCAGGATAAGATACACTATCGTTGGTGGATCGTTCACTTTTGCCGCCGCTTTTGGCGTAATTTAGAGGGTTATAAAATGGCTAATTTCGTTTTAAAAGACGCAAGCATTGTGATCGGAGGTGTTGATCTATCCAACCACTGCAAATCTGTCAGCATCAGCTATGATGCCGAGAGCCAGGACAACACCGTTATGGGCGATACCACTCGCTCGATGATCGGTGGCTTGTTGAATTATGGCATCGAAGCTGAATTTACCCAGGATTATGCCTCTGGCTCAGTTGATGCTACTCTTTTTCCGCTAGTCGGAACTACTGCCGTGGTTGTTATTAAAGCTACCAGTGGCGCGGTGAGTGCGACCAACCCGAAATTCACGGCGACTGCTTTGATTACCGCATTCTCGCCTGTAACTGGATCGGTGGGCGATTTGGCGGTATCGAGCTGCACGATGGTTCCAGGGGGCTCAACTCTGGCTAGGGCTACATCGTAATGGCTGCTTTGACACTAGCTGATTTTGTTGATCGTAAAATCGAGGTCAAGAAAATACAGTTTTTAGGCAAAGATGGCTACATTCGCGATTTGTCTTTTGATTCGCAGATGGAAATTGCTCAGAAATTCTCGAAAAGAAGCGATGACGAAGCCTCTGCCGATGACATGAAAATGATTATCGCCTATACTTTGTGCGACGAAGAAGGCAACCTCATTTTTGAAAACCCAGTCGATGCTTTGAAAATACTCGGCAAGCAAAAAGCTGATGAGTTGGTGGACTTGTTCAACCAAATTCAGGACGTTAATGGATTATCGATTGAGAAAGAAATAAAAAACTAGAACGCCGCCCCATGCTGGCCTTGAAAATCAGGTTAGCAAAAGAGTTCGGTATATTACCATCCGAAATTGGTAAGCGGCTCACGGCAAAAGATGTCAGCCAGATATTGGCTTTTGAACATCTGGAAAACGAGGTAAGGCGGGAAGCTGAACGAACTGCCGAACTAGAATCTAAAGCGCGTGACCAGAGAAGCAAGGTGCTAGGCAACAATGGCTAAAATCGGAGCGTTAATTGCCACCCTTGGATTGAATACTGCTAACTTTGATAGCGGTATCAAAAAGTCTGGCGACTCTACAAATAAATTTAAAAAACGTGCAGTAACCAATTTCGACAAAGTCACAATAGCCGCTAAAAATATGGCGTCTAAAATGGGCAGCATCGGAGTCGACATCGCGAAGTCTGGTGCGTTGATGGCGATTGGCTATGTTGCCGCTCAGGCAGCAATGGTTAAGGCCGCGCTGAACAATATCGATGCGCTGACAAAGACCGCCGACAAATTAGGTATTACCACGGAGGCGCTTTCTGCTTTTCATCATGCCGCGGATCTTGCAGGCGTAAATAATGAAACCTTCAACAAATCTATTCAAAAAATGGGAATCGCGATATCTGAGGCAGCGACAGGGACGGGTCTTGCCAAGGATTCGCTGGAAGAACTCAACTTAAGTGCCTTTTCGCTGACTAAATTACCCCTACCTCAACAACTCGGCATCATTGCGGACGCTTTAAAAGGTGTAGAGAGCCAAACGACAAAAGTACGGATTGCGTCAGAGATTTTCGGCGCTCGTGGAACGGATATGTTGAACATGCTGGCGGGCGGCTCTGAGGGGCTTAGAGAGATGGCAGAAGAAGCCAAGCATCTAGGGCTTTCGATATCCAGGGTTGATGCTGCGAAGATTGAGGCGGCAAATGATGCTGTGACTCGCGCAAAGGGAGTTTTTCAAGGCTTCACCAATCAGTTGACTATTGCTCTGTCACCGCTGATAGAGACTATTGCAAATGATATTCGTGGCGCGGCGATGGATACCGCGGACTTCGGGAACGTGGGGCAAGATATGGTCGATAGCATGGTCAAGGGCTATGCCGATATACAGGACAGATTAAAAAGCGTCAGTGAATTTTTGATGTTCGCTTCAATGAGAACTTTAGAATTTGCATCGTCTTTTCTTGAAGTCGGCGCGGCGATAAACAATGTTATAAACCCCCTTGACCACTTGATAAGGGTTTACAATACCTTGCTGAATATCCTGGGCAAAGATTTGATCGAGCGACCTTCTGAAGTGCTTGCATCATGGGCTGCTGATGCGGCAAAAGCTGCTGCTGATATTGAGGCGGTGCTAAATGCTTCATTAGCAAAAGAGCCACCGTCTATCGGGATACTACAAAGTTTCGAGCGCATTAAAGTCGCTGCCAGGGAGGCGGGAGAGGTCGTTGCCGCTGCTTCGTCGGGCAATAAAGCGGAGGACTCGGCGGGAGAGGCTACAAATATTGTCAGCATAGCCACTTGGCGGGATAAATTGCTGGAATCTGGCGCAAAAAAGCGCGCGGATTTTGACAAGAAAACCGCAGTAGAAAAGACAAAATATATGATTGATAACGCGATTAAGGAATCAAGTGCGTTAGCTGCGAATAGCAAGAAAGCGTTTGCTGTGCAGAAGGCGATGAAAATTGCCCTGGCGATTATTAATACCTACGAAAGTGCCACCCAAAACCTTGCCGCCTATCCTATGCCTTTCGGCGCGATCATGGCGGCGATTAGTGTCGCGAATGGATTGGCCCAGGTCGCGGCCATTAAATCACAATCATTCGATGGTGGCGGGTTCACTGGTGGCGGCTCTCGTTCTGGCGGAGTCGATGGCAAGGGCGGATTCGCGGCGGTGCTGCATCCTAATGAAACCGTGATCGATCATACCAAAGGGCAGGGGATGGGCGGCATTACCATCGTGAACAATATAGATGCAACCGGCGCCGGCAGCGATGTTGATCTTAAAATTCGGGCTGCGATGGAGCGCGCCAGCGCTGGTACGGTGGCGCAGATACAAGACCTGATGAAAAGGCGGAGATTTTTATGACCACGTATGCGTTTCCATCTGTAACGCCTAACACGTCATCTTGTGAATTGGTGAGTAATACAAAGACTTTTAGATCGCCCGTATCAAATGCAGTGCAGACGGTCGGCAGAAAGGGGTCGCTGTGGGCCGTAAGTATGCAGTTTAAAAACCTGACCGGCGCAGATCGAGCCGAGCTACAAGGATTCCTCGCCAAGTTGAATGGCCAGGAGCATAGGTTTACTTTGCACGACCATTCCTATGTTCGGCGCGGCACAGGCGGCGGCACCTTGCGTGTCAATGGCGCAAGTCAGACCGGCTCGACGCTGGTATGCGATGGCGCTACGTTCAGCGTTACCAGTTACCTGTTGACTGGCGACTATCTTTCGTTCAATAACGAACTGCACATGATAACCGCGGACGCGAGTTCGGATGGCGCAGGCAATGTTACCTTGTCAATCGCGCCGCCGATTAGAAAACCCACAATAAATAATAATCTTGTCGATATCGCGGTACCGGTGCTTGGTGTTTTTATGCTTGCATCGAAGGCCTCATGGGATAATCGGCCAGGGCAGTCTGTACTATCAACTTTTGCGATCGATGCGGTCGAGGACGTTTTGGCATGAGCAGAGCTTTTCCGGCAGCAACAGCGGCAGCCTTCGCTTTACCTCATGTATCGGTCATCACCTTTGCGAAACTCGAATTTGCCAGCGGCACATCCTACGTGCACAACGGGCTGGGGACGTATACATGGGGCGGCTTTGATTGGCTAGGTGTAGGCGATTTTGGCTCAGTGTCAAGGCTTGAAGAAGGCTCAGACGTATCGCCATACGGCATCACACTGACTCTATCGGCGCTGGATGCGACCATGGCAGGTGTTGCCCTGACCGAAGACTATTTTATGCGCGGCGTCACCATCTACATCGGTGCGCTATCGGCCGATGACGTATTGCTCAATGACCCGTTGCAGATATGGGCGGGGGTGATGGACGTTATGACCCTGACAGTGGGCAGCGAGTCTGGCGATAGCATCACGCTCGTTTGTGAGTCTGAACTGGCGGCTTTCGAAAGATCGAGCGGGCTTCGATACACGACTCAAGCCCAACAAAGATTTTATTCAGGTGACCTGTTTTTCGAGTTCCTGCCCATGATCGAAGGCGCTAAA